TGCCCGCATCTCAGATCATCGCCGAACCAGCTGGTAACCAGCGAAACGGAACTGACATTTGGCATTTCCGTGCCAAGCGCATCCAGAGAAACGTCAATGTCCGCACGTTTGGACGCCGAATTCACATTCGCGGACTTGGAGACACCCTTGCCGGACTGATAACGCACCGGCGTTGTCGCCAGAGCATATTCTCCCGAACCGGGAATAAGCGCAACGCCGCGCAATGCCGCATAGGGATCAAGGCCCTCCTCGGCGCCGGCGGCAACCTTGCGGACCACTTCGAAATTGAACTGGGGTATGCGGTTGCCGAATTTGCCAAGATCCAGATCTTCCAGCACAATATACGCCGTACCGCGGTAGGCCGGCACATTGCCCAACCCTTCGACCGCCTCGATCATGGCGTCGGGCATCTGGTCCTCGCGGCCATGGTAAAGGCGCCATGTGGTGTTCGAAAGCGTGATGAGATTCCCATCAGCCCAGACCCGGCCAATATTCGTGATTTCGCCCTCACACAACGCGATCGCAAGTGAAACCGTGTAGGAATAGTTCACCACCGTCTGCGACCCGGCCTTGGACCCGGACGTACGCTTGTGACGATGCTCAACAAACCGGCTGGACCAGATCACATGGCCAGGAACGCGCATTCTGCCGAACACGCGGGAAATCGGCTCTCCTTCGGCCGCGCCCTGAATGCGAAAACTGTCGACCTTGCCCGAATGTACAGGTTGCGACCCGGAGCCCAGCAGTTTCTGGTCGAGCGCCGACCCGATGCTGGCACCAACGGCCTTGCCAAGCGCTGCGGCCGTCACTCCAAGGAAGGAACCCCCAACAGACCCACCCAATGCAGCACCTGCGGCTGATAGAACTAAGGTCGCCATTACGTGCTCCTGCCTGTTAGTTTGAAAACACCGGCAATCCGGGACCGCCAAGGTCGTGAAAGCGATGTCTCGACGACACCGAAACGCGCATAAGAGTGAATGAACGTCGCGTCTCCATTCGCGGATTCACTCAGGAATCCGATATGCTTGGCTCGCGCACCGCGTCTGATCCGGAATATCAGAACATCCCCCATACGCGCGTTCAGCATGTTGACTTCGGGCATGACCAACCGGGCGGCATCCAATAGAGGCTCCCCGTCCCCGGTCTCCGCCCAGTCTTGCGAGTAATACGGGATCGCAAGTGGCTCGTCGCCGTGATGCTCCCGCCAAACGCCGCGCAGCAGGCCAAGACAATCCGCCCCGACCCCTTGCAGACTGGCGCGATGTTGAAATGGCGTGCCAATCCAACCTCGGACAATTGTGTCAACGTCATCTGTCATGCCTGCACTCAATTCAAACTTCCGCCGTCATTGCCCTGCCCCGCAACGGGATAGGCACTCACAAAATCCTCGCCGGGCATCTGCGGAAATCCACGGAACTGGATGCTGTTCTGGAATTTGTCGCGGCAGCACGCGAAGGACTTGTCACAGCCCGCGACCACGCGAAACGTATCTCCGGCCACGACATTGCGATGGGTCTCCTGCCACAGCTCCAACCGCCTCTTGCCGTTCTCGTTGCGGTCAAGTTTCACAACCGACGTGGTTCCGGCATTCTCGCCTGAATGCCATTCAATCTTTCCATGCCCGAACCAGTTGTCGCTGAACCCGCTGATACCGCTCACAAAGATAGTGCGGTTGCCGACCTGACTTTCAACGCTTGCATCAACGAAAAAACCTTGTTGGGAAAAGTTGAAGCCACAGGCCATATCGCCCAACGTTCGGTCACAGCTGGGTATGAAGCTCCGGCCCAGCTTGCGGTTCATCAATTCCGACAATCCGCGCAGTTCGACTTCGAAATCGACCTGCCCGCTCTTGATTTCTCCCAGAAACCCGGTGAACATCGTCACCTGCAGCGACGTATCCGTCCAGTCCACAAGACTGATCGTGATTGTCGCGTTGTCGAATTTGCCCGCGCGCAGGCTCTCGGCATCAATGGAAGACGACGACAAAACACCAACGGCGCTGCTATTGTCCACGGCAAGCCCGGAGGTCGCCTCCAGGGCGCTCGCATCCATGCCCCCGCGCGCCTCGAAAGACTGCCCGTCGACGATCAGATCGTTGTCATGATCGGTAAATCCAAGCTTCGTGCCATTTGTCAATTCTACCAACCAGCACCGGCACAAGGTCGTTGCACCACTGTCGAGCTTGGTCTGCAAAAGGGGATCCACGCTCCGCATCAGACACGCACCTCCACAACCGGAACCGATGGAATTTCGCCGGCCGTGAAGCCGGAAACGCTCGCCTGAATGACATCGGTATCAAACCGCACGGGCACGTCGAACTCGAACCCCGCCGTGATCAAACTCGCGCTCGGGGGCGGTCCCGTGAAGGTCAGTTGCCCCGTCGACGTATCCACCGAAAAGTCGGTACCTTCCTGCTGAACCTGCCCGCCAACCGCGACCTGCACCGTCCCGGCCACCGGCTTGCTGATGGGCCGCAGATAAGTCGTGACGCCGGACATATAGGGTTTGGACAGGGCGAATGCAGTCTGAAGGCCATCGCCGGTGGCAATATCGACATCGAATGCCGTCACGCCTTGCGTCGGTGCCGCAGTCGAGAAATCGATCCAGTCTTTCCAACGGAATCCGAACAACCGTCCTGCACGGGCTTCGAAAAACGCAATAATTTCAGCCAGATCATCCAAAGAACGCGCGCCAAGCCCTGCATCGTAACGTCGCCGGGAATGCGCCCAGGCAGAGTTTCTTTGCTCAAACCCATTTTGCAATGTCGCAATCTCGGTACGCCGCTCTGGCCCACCTGTGGACCCGAACGAAATGGCTGTCGGAAACCGGATTTCGTGAAAGCTCATGTTCCATCCCTCAAAGGTTGCGGTTCCCGCGCGACATCGCACGAGACATCTGGGCGGCAATTTGGCTGCTGGAGCGCCTGAACCCCTCCGCGTCCGGGGTGGAGATATTCATGGTCACATACACGCTTTGCTGACCGCCGCCGGAGCGCACTCCCAGCTTGCCATCCGGCCCGCGGGTCAGTGGCATGATGGCTTCCGGCCCGGCTTCGCCCATCAGACCTGTGCCGCCCCGCATCGGGAACGGAGTCGGGCCGTCAATGACGCCACCATTGGCAAAGGCCCGCACGCGGCCACCGCCAAACGCGCCGCCTTTCGCAAAGGGCAGGAATCCTCCAACCAGGCTCGTCACGCCGGTGTTGACCAATCCGCCCAGCGCATTCGCCACCGGTGTAATCGCGCTGGAAAACGTCTTGCTCGCAATATTGCGGCCAAGGGATTTCATCACATCGCTCAGCTTGTCGCCGTCAAAGATCAAACCGTCAAAGGCCGACTTCAGGCTGCTGCCGACGGACCTGGACAACGTGCTGGCCTCTCGGGATGCGGACGTCATCGAGCGCGCCATCTCTTTCATTTCACCGCGAAAGGCCCGACTGACACTTTCCGTTCCGGCAATGCTGGTCTCGATGTCATTCAGAGCCAGTTCCAGGTTATCCAGATTGTTTTCAATCTCAGGCATGTCCATTCTCCATCTTGTCCGGGAACCGATCCATCAAGCCTTGCAGCCCATCGCGACCCAAATGATGTTCAGCCTCGTCAAGCCCGCCCAACATCATCAATTCGTAAGGGGTGAGCGACCAGAACTCGTCAGGCGACAGCCGCAAAGAACACAGGCCGAAACGCATCAGGTCAGACCAATTGATTCCACTCATTTGCCCTGCCCCGAAAATGTCGTCGCCAAGAGTTTGCCCGCAGCACGTGCCGCAGCGATCGGACCGCCATCAATATTGAGCTGCCCAACCTCGTCACAGGTCATCGGCGTGCCGCCGCCATTCAACCCGGCCCAGATCAGCAACAACAGATCGGACGCCTTGAACTGGCCGGTTTCAAATCCTTCGACCAACTCCATCAAGGTCCGCGCGTCCAGCTTGGCCTCCAGTGCGGCCAGTGAACCGAGGGTCAAACGCAACACACGTTCCTCCCCATCCACCATCAAGGCCACCTCACCTCGCTGCGGGTTGATCATCATATCGCCGTGAAGTTCAACGCGCCGCCCGACGCCAGGGCCAACTCGTAAACCGCCTCACCGTCATGCTGGCCGGAATACTCGATGGACGTAATCGCGAACGGCCCTTCGACAACTCCGAAATCGGGGATCACAACCTGAAAACTCGGCATTTCCCCGTTGAAAAAGATCGCCCGAGCCCGTTCATCGGATGACTGGTCTCGAAACACACCGGATCCGGAAACCGCCGCCGAACGCACGCCGGCGCCTGCCAGCAATTCACGCCAGCCGCCCGCACTTTCCATATTCGTGGTGTCCACCGTCTCCGCATTGAAGCTCAGCCGCGTGGCGCGCAGACCGGCAAGGGTCTGGTACGTGCCGTTATTGTCCATATCCACCTTCAACAGAAGGTCTTTACCTTTTTGAGCAGTCATGATGTGTCCT